CTTTCAAGGTTTGTTGACTCTTTAATTAAAAAGGTTTTATTAGAACTTGCCAGCGTCAGCAGCTTCCTGTACGGAAACAGAAATTCCTTTATTCTCAGGCTTTTTCCGAATAATGTTAGCTATTTGTTAGCTATCGCTTCATTCTTACCTGTTCTTATGCTTATTTTGTGTTGGCTTTCATGTGTTGGCTTTCATGTGTTCGATCACCTTTGTCCAGGTGTCTTTTCCGCAGATTCCATCCGCTGTGAGTTTCACATTTTTCTGAAATGCTTTCAAAGATGTTTCTGTGTCATTTCCGAAATCACCATCCACCTTCACTCCCAGCACAGCCTGCAGCATGGATACTGCAGTTCCTTTACTGCCTTTCTGGATAACCGGGAACTGGACTTCGATCTTGTCGCTTAATGTTACTGTGTTCTTTGTTGTCGTATTCTTCACTGTCGTTGCTCCCTTCATATATGCTGCAGTCTTCTTTACAAATTCCGGCCAGCGTCCTTCTGCCTGGATCCGGCGCGGACAATTCTTCCTGGAAACATCATAGTGGCGTTTCAGGCGATCTGTTCCCCATCCATACTGCTTCAGGAGCTGTGCTGCCAACTGTTCTGCCTTATCTACTGCTTTATAGTAGTCTGTTTCCGGATTCACGCAGATCTCGATGTTGATAGAGTTACGGTTTGTGATACCGTACTTGCCTTTTCCATCTCCTACGGCCCAGGCACCGTCACTGTGCTCTAAAGTCTGATAGATAGATTTGGAATCTACATAGTAGTGCACGGTTCCGGCCAGGTTTCCATTTTTCATGGCTGTAGCGTGGGCTTTCGCATCCGCACCCTTGCTCCAGTTGTCTGTCTCATGAATTACAATGTAAGCAGGCTTGTTCTGGCCAATGTAACAGTTTTTCTTGCTGATCATTTTGATGATGCTCATGGTAGCACTCTCCTTTTCTGTTTTTGATGCCTTATTTGATACCTTAATAGATAATATGCCACTCAGGATGTTGATGATCTTCTGGCCGTAATTCCGGCCGGATGCCCAGCCCTGGCCCTTCGGGTTTTCCTGGATGCCAAGGTGTTCGACATACTCCGCACAGCCTCTGTTGACGTATGTATAGCGTGGATCCACACAGCGATTCTTCAGCCGATCTGTGCTGGCATAGGCCTGCAGGTGCTGGATCTGGGCCCGGATGCCCTCTGCAGTGCTCTTGAAGCTGTTGCCTCTCATACCGGTTTTGGTCACGCCCATACCGCAGAAGTTGTTCTGAGTGAGCGTTACTGACGATCCAGTGAAAGTAAAGTTTCCGGTTTCCAGGCAGGACTGAGCGAAGGCAATATCTCCGCGAACTCCTTCTGCAGCTCCTTCTGTGATATATAACGGAATCATCTTTGTGACCGAATCGGACACCTGCGGATTTACTTTTTTAATGTAGTCCCGCATCTGTTCAATGCTGGCCTGTGATTTTCCCATGATCTTTAACATGTTTTTCCTCCTAAGAGGACGATCACTCGCCCTCTGAATCTTCGTTTTCTGGATTGATATTAACTTTATCTTCTACCTGAGACTTTACATGTGTTACAAGCGGAATCAGAAATGTTGGAATTGTTACTCCCATATCTTTGATATTCTCCAGGATACTAATGATCTCGTTGCAAATAATCCAGATTGCCACAATGCAGGCCACCAGGAATGTAAATGGTAAAGTGATGCCTGCAGTCTGGGAAGCATATAAAAGAAGCTGATCAATGATTGCTCCTACAATCACCAGGAGCCACATGCTCACTTTTTTCATGATTCCACGAATGCTTTTGTATGAATTGATATCCTCAGCTCTGTATGTAGATGCCATAAGACCTGTGGCATAGTCGAGAACATTGCAGACTACCATAAGGAGGACCGGCACTGTCAGTACCCCCAGTACGGAACTGATCAGTGCAAAGATAGCTGTAAAAATTGCTTTGATGTGATTTTCTTTCATTATTTTCCCTTTCTCCGGTGTTGCGCCGGCGCAATTTTCTGTAAAATAAAAGAGCCTATTACGGCTCGGCTCTGATTTTCATTTTTGTTTTCCCCCCTTAAGATATTCTTTTGTACAGGTTTTGTAAAAGTTTCAGCATGGCCGGAATGATCATACGTTCATTCCAGTTCTCAACAAGTCCCTCTTCGTTGTTATAAGCTCCAACAGGATAATATTTCGCAACATCTTCTGCATACATTCCCGGTACTGGTTTTCCATTCATTTGATCATCTTCAGCAAGATATCCTTCTTTGTAGTTAAACCATACAACTGGTATATCCAAAATTTTTTCCGCCTCATCCAACGTCATATTTGAGAGATGATTTTTGTACCTTTTTGCCGAACTTGACAAATATGCCACTGTACTCCCGTCCGAGTCAAAAACAAGATGTCCGCCGCTTGTTACATGTTTTGCGTTATATATTTTTATACTCTCCCCATCAGCCATGAAAGATCCATTGATACACATTGATGAGTGATCCTTGCTTTCGCCAGCAGAGAATTCTTCAACAATCTTGATATATGATACCGTAGTTCTTGATGTCCCTATGTGTCCTACAACTGCAGCTATATGTCCTGTGCTCACATTTCCTGGAGTTATAGTAGTTACTCTACCGCTATTGTCTTGTGCTGTTGTAATCTTTCCGTTTTTTGCATCAAGTGTAATCTTACTATCAACAGACTTTAAAGTGTTACTACCTATCGTCCATCCGCCTATTTTTCCAGATATAGCTTCCATGGAACCGTTTTTATTAATCTTGAAGTAATTGTTTGCGGTTACGAGACCATTAAAGTTGATTTTTGATGCGCTAATTTTCACATCTTGCGCTGTCTGATTGATTTCTGACGATATCGAACTTTTAGATACCTTACTTGTAATATCTGTTTCTGTTTGCTCAACACGGGTTTCCAGTTTGCTTACAGTATTTGCATCTGCCTTTTTTGTCCATTCCGTGCTCGATGTAATCGTTGATATGATAGCACTGTCAGTGATCTTCTGTGACGCTTCTGTTTTCCATGTTTGCAATTCGCCAACAGAATCTTTTGTGGCATACGTAGATGATACTGTGCTTTCGATACTCGTTGCCTTCTGGTCGATCATTGACTGCGTTTTCGTGACTGTGGCATATGACTTTAACAGCTCTTTTGTTGACGCCTGTGCGGTATCAACAGCTTCCTGTTTTGCTGCATCCGCATAGCCTTTTGCAGTTGCATCAGCAGATGCAAGTTTCTGCTGAACATCTGATCCTGTAGCATAAGTCTGTGATATAGTTGAGGACAGACCATCTATCTTGGCCTGGATAGTAGCATTCATTGTGGCTGTGGTACTATAGTTGTCCCGTAGATTTGTCTGCACCTGTGAAAGGTTTTGCGACATGCCATCCACACCTGATTTATACTCAGCAACTTTGGCATCGAGGTCTGTGTACTTTCCGCTGACAGCATCGTATTTGGACGTTATATCTGTATAGGTCTGCTCAAGTCCATCTACAGTAAGCTTCACATCTACTAGTTTGCTGTACATTGTTACTTTGCTGTTCTGTAGTTCGAGGATTTCACTCTCGCTGATCAGAGCTTCAATCTTACCTTTTACTACAGAGAAATTTGTCTCGTTCGTCTGAAAGCGTTTCAGTATGGCATCTTTGGCAAAAATGTTTATCTCTTTTTGAAATCTCATTTTCCTCACCTCCTTTCTGTGAGATTAAATAGTAACCGTCTTTCCAGTTATGCAAGTGACGCCTCCGACAAGATTCCAGACGGCAACGAAATTGCTTTTTTCCGTGCTGGTGAAAACGCAATTGTAGTAAACGAAAACCTTACTATACCTCCGTGGGCATTCTGCATCTACATTCCATTCGGACGGGATGCTGGATTGATAGTTGTTGGAATTGGTAAAGTAATAGCAGCCTACCGGATGAACAGCACTTGGACATATCGTTACGACATAAAATAGTAACCCTCTGAGCATATTAGCTAGAAATGCCATTTTACTTGAACGGGCGTTTGATTATAATGAATTAAAAACCACTGGAGTGTATTATTTAACCGGTGGTGAAGCTTCGTCATCTGATAACAGACCAAATGACAACTGCACAAACTGTTATTTATTAATTTTTGCGTATAGTACCACAAGAGTCACGCAGATTGTTTTACCCGGAAACCACCCTTATGCTCTGTACAGATCTTTAAGTACAGATTCAAACACATGGCTCGAATGGAAAACGAT